CCAACAGATAAGGTATATACGTCAGGTTGTGCTGCTGCTATAGTTTTACGAACTACAGGCAACCCCGCATCTACATTAGGATTACTCAAAGGATAAGCCAATCCTACAGCAGGAACATATATATAATCAACTTCAATCGTATTAGCAGGTATAGCAGGCTTAACAGGTGTACTTGTTGCCGTTCCTGTTAATATCAGTACATCATCGTTCTCATCCGCATAAATAAAATCCCACCTGTCGAAATTAGCATCCTTAGCAGCTAAGGTAAATTGAGTTTGCGTGCTTTTAGCATATTTGGCATTAGCTATTGACCACGCACCTGAAGTAACGGTAACCACATCAGCCGCAACAGATGTACGCAACCCTACTAATATGCCGTCTGGCAAAGTAAAGCCAACTGGGATAGTAGCTAATAAAGTCCACGTACCTAAAATATTACGGTAAACTTCTATACCTCCAGCTACACCCCTGTAATAAATATCGGTATCGCCACCGCCAGTTGGCGAAGCAGTCCCAGCAGTTACAACAAATCGGTTTTGATTTGGCAAATAATCGTATAGAATATCGGCCAAATCCGTACCCATATCACCAATGGTATTAGGATCTAATGTATCAGGTTGCGTTTCCTGCGATATAACCGTAGTAACCTGCTCGATGTATGCCTGTAATTGATCCTGTATAGCCATTATTTAAATTCCTGTGTAAACTCTTCTGTAAATATCCTTTCTGTTGTTACAGGGGCAGGATTTGGGTTTTGTGATATTGGTGGTGAGGGGTCGCCTGAATTGCCTGGCAGAACTATATCAACTGCCTTACCTGGCTTGCTAAATATTTCTGCATAGTTAGCATTGTTTACCTCACCAGTTTTTAAATTAAAATCACCACTTAATAACGCAAATACCCTATTACCAAATTCTGTATCGTCAGGTAATATTACGTTAAAAATATCTAAATATGAAATATCCTCGCCTAAAAAGCTAGATTGCAGGAAACGAAAAGGTTTTTGGTATGCCTTTAATACCGATCTGGTTAATATGATACCTAAAGGTACTAATTGAGTTGATTGCCCGTATTCATACCATCCCGTAGAGTAGCTGCCATCGACTGTATATATAGCATACCCATCATTTTTAATCTGCAATAGCGTATCGCTTCTAACTGGCCGCACTTGCGTTTGAATAGCATTTACCTGCTGTACATCCCCAAATAACAACTTTAATTGATCTGATTTGTCAGTATAAAAACCATCCTGTTGAGTAACGTATATGATTTGCCCTGTTGTTTTGGTTTCGGTGCTCTTATCAATGGCAATATTATCAATATAAACAGGGTAATAAGTTCCTAGTGTCGCTCTTGATATGCCAAATAGCTGTATATTTAAATCACCGTTAATAGGTGCTTCAGGCAAATCTAACTTAACCAAGTAAGCGTTAATTGAATCCGTTGTATTATTGACATTGATAGTACATATAGCTAATTGCGCAACCCATTGGTAATTGCCGTCATTAGCGGGATTGGTCAGGTAATATTCCCCAACCTTAATACGCAATTTAAAAGCAACTGAAGATGTGGCATTATTTGGTATGGCTGCATTATTCCTATCGGGACGTGCGCCACCTGGTGCTGGCACTTGTGGTGTCGGCTGGTTAACAACTAAAGAATTATTGTCAGATGTTTTGCCAATATTAAAAGATAGTGTTATTTTATCCAACCGAACTACCTGCACTTTTGAACTTTCCAAATATTTACCATTGGTTGCTATCTCATCAAACTGCAATGCAAAATCACCGCTGCCGACTTTGCCAGTAGTGGTAGTTATCTGCTTTTCAATCTGACTAACTTTAATACCACCGTATTTTGTCCAGCCAGCGAAGTTTGAACCGTTATATATTTCAAAGCCACCGTTGTACAATAGAAATGGTATCTCTCCAAAGTCCAATAATGCTTCAGCACGTTTGTAAGCGTTACCAATTCGCAATGTAGGGTTATCATCTAAAATAGATATATCATCACCTTTACAAGTTGCTGTACGCTTGTTAAAAAACTGCTCGCCTCTAATTAAGTAACCAGTATACTTATAAGTACGTTTGCGTAATACAGGCCATGCCAATTCCGCTTCTCTAACGAAGTTCCAAATACCATTATCCTGAACTAATAACGCTCCAAATTGCAAACATACCTTTTCCAATACCTCATAACAATTCATTACTTTGCCCTTATTGGTAAAACGTAGCGGGTTTACCGTGGCTTGTTTTAACGGATCATCATTAATCCCATTAGCCATTTTAGCCTCGTAACAATTAACAATTGTGGCTATATCTAAATTTAGATTAGTCAATGCTAATGCATAGCAAATAATCTCTAAAAAGTTCTGCCTAATATCGGTACTAGCAGCAACGGGCATAGGGTAATCAACTTTTTTAAGTGACCCTAAACCATCCGTTGCCCTCCATGTAACATCATAAGGGGTTGCGCTAAACTCTTCACTTGCATCCGATGGTGTGCCAAAGCCTGTAAACTTAACTATATCATTTTTTAGTACAATAACCTTAAACTCCCGTTCATCAGATGTGTATAACTGCTCTAAGTTAAATGACGGCCCAGATACAAAAGTCAATTGTAATTCACATGATCTTATGCCAGTTGTTTTTTTATCATCTGTATTTTTATAGCTGATTATTACAGGGCTTGCACCACTGTTTTGTATCTTAATTGGGTCGCCTGTATAGTTTCGTTTATAAATCCTAACGTTAATCGGAACGTTTTTCTCATCACAAATATTATGATAAGCGTAAAATCCATAAGGCGCAACCCCCCACGGTGTAGGTGGTACAAATGGTTCTGGCAATGGTACGGTATAACCGCATTTAGTGGCGTTAATATCTGTTTGAACGTAAGCAAATGGCTTGCAATTTTGAGAATAAACCCGATAGTTAGTATAAGTATCTAAGTTGCAAAACTCGGTAATTAACTCACCGTCACTTCTAAACCTGCGATTATTCTTGTTATAATCAGACATGCAATTTCTATCAGGAAATATTTTACCTGGCACTGGTTCGTTTGTTATAGTTCCGTTATCATCAACAACCACATTAACATCGTGCCAAGTATCTACAGCAGGAAAGCGATTAATTCGCATACCGAAATTATCGATTATCCACTTAGCCATTTAAGCCCCCAAATCTGCTAGATGCGCGTTTAAACGACACATATAAATCTTCGCCCCTTAACTTAACATCTGGTATAATAACACCACTATCACCTTGAGGCAACATACCCTTTAACTTATTCAAAGGCGCAACTACTTCAGGATTTGACCTTGCGCCTGCATACTCGCCCATTAACCCCATTGTTGGGCCGGATATGATACCACCGTTGGCAAATTGACGGATAGGGGTTGATTGGCTGCTATTAGCCGATATATTTTCGCCTTTAGGTATATTAGCAACCTTTGAAGATATAAAGCTGCCTAATGCAATTAATGCGATACCTGCTGCAATAGCTGTAAATGGGTTTGAGAAAGCGTTTTTAATACCTATCATGGCTACACCAATCCCTATAGCAGCCTTACCTAGTTGAGTGGCTATATTTCCAATAACACCTAGTAAAGCTACACCCAATCCCTGTATTATGTTACTACCATTAGCTAAAGCTTCACCCATTGAATTGCCAATAGCTGCAAAAGCATCTGAAACACCTGATTGTAATATTGTTTGAGATAAATCAAAAAAGTCTTTATTTAATTTTACAGTTATAGCTTTAACAACATCAAAATTTGATAGATCAACAGCTGGTATATTTAATTTTACATCAACTACATTTGGTTTAGCATTTGTTGTTTTAAAACCAAGACCTTTTGCATCTTGTAAAAGATTTAAACTTGTTTGTTTATTTATTAAATCTTGTATAGCTTTACTTGCGGGTGTATAACCATTATCAATTAAACTATCAATAGCTTTTTGATATGATTTTACGTTATCTTCACGTAAACTATCAGTACCAAATTGTAAACTATTTTTAGTTAAATCTTTATTTAACTCTTCATATATTTCTTTAGTCTTTTTAGCAGCTTCGCTTACTGCGGCAACAGTTGTTTTGACAACGGTTTTAGTTATCTTTTCGGTCGATGCCGCAACCTGTTTTTCGGTTTCTTTATCGTCAACCTTAACAGGTATATCAAAAGATAATTTATCCTTAATGATATTAGTTATATCAGCTACTTTTTTACCTACGCCGTCTAATCCGATAAAGTCTAAAAACTTCGCTAATAACCCAGTGGTAAATTGTATAGCATTAGTTATGATACTTATTATGCCGTTCCATATACGCTTAGTTGCGTTTATTAATATCGGGCCAATATCTGACCAGTTACCAGTTAAAACGGCTGTAGCTAATTTAAAAACAGTGCCTAATATGGTAAATGCGATTTTTATAACCTCAATAATTTGACCGAAAGCGGTTTTGGTAATCATGGTTATAGTACCGCCCCACTCTTTCCAAAACGCTGTTAAGAATTTAGTTAGACCGGACCATAAAGCCTTTATATAATCTACAGCCGAATTAAACGTATCTATTAACACATCAAACACGCCTTTGCCCACACCTGTAGTGAAATACGCTACTATACTATCCCAATTCTTTATAATTAGATACACAGCCCCCGCAATGGCTACAGCTATTAATGCTATTGGGCCAGTTATGGCAGCAAAAGCACCACCTAATACAGTTAACCCTGCCGTTAATGCAGGTATAACCGATGTTGTAAATACACCAACCCCTAATATTACTGGCCCAAGTGCAGCTAATATTCCCGCAATGGTTATGATTACTTTTTGAGTGGCAGGGGATAGAGACCTAAATGCTTGTACTAATGAAGATAATTTACCAATAAATGCATCGATTATTCCCGAAATATCAAAAGCTGTATTAATACTTTCTCCTATTTCAGCTAAGTTAGTTTTAACACCGTCGCCTAAATTCTCGAAAGCGCCATTAATACCTCCAGTTACAGGTGGGAGTTTATTAAGGCCACTTATAATGGTATCAACAACCTGTTGAGATGTGATGCCAAGTGTTTTTAAATCATCGCTACGCGCAGTTCCAAACGCCTCTTTTAAAAGTGGTGTAACTTGCGGAATAGCGTCTTTTATAATGTTTAGGTCTTCGCCAAGCGGAAAGTCCGTATTGGCTAATTGCTGTAAACCGTAAATAGCACGTTCAAATTCAACACGCCCTTTACCTACAGTAGCAACAGCGTTGCCAAAAGCAGCCATTGAACTTTCTGCTTTTTCTGCACTAAATCCAATGGTCTGTAAGTTGATTGAACCCTTAACTGCTTCCTGCAATCCTAACCCTGGTAGTTTGGCTATCTTTTGTAAGCGAACAAACTGTGTTGCCGCCTCATCTGCGCTACCTGTTACGGCTGTTAACCCGTTTTTAAGGGCCTGTATGTCACCAAAAGCTTTAACTGAAGCAACACCAAGTCCAACTATAGGTAGCGTTAACGCCTTACTAAAGGTTGCCCCTAATTGTTCGGCCGCTTTGCCAAACTTTTCTAATTTGGATTGAGCAGCGTTTAAACTTTTCTCTAAACCGCTAATCCCCGCTAATATTTCAATTTCTAATCTTTCCATTTAGCGCATCCTATTAAAAAAGTTTTCTTTTTGGGCTTTAGTTAATTGTTTACCTCGTTTTCTTTTAGGCTTGTTGGTTGTTTTGTCAGTTGAAAGTTTCCACCATGCTAACATATTTTTAGCGGACTTTTTAGGGTCTGCATTTGATTTATAAACCATCCATGCTATTACCCTGGTATGCTCCCACTCTTTCATTTTGGATTTATACAACCCAGCCGAATAAAAACACCATTCATTCCACGTCATTTCATAGAAATCAAACAATGGAACGCCCAACTCGCCGACTATTTCTAGCAATTCCCGTTCAGTTGGGAATGCTAAATTTACTTTTTTCCTTTAACGGATTTGGTAGGTTCGTCGCTAGCTTCACCTGCATAACTCTTTTGAAATACATTAAATATTTCAGTAAGTTGCGGCATTGGTAAATCATCTACCCATTGGGTTACTTCTTCTTCGGTAAAATCTACATTTTGTTTTGAAACCATGCAGTTATTTACCAATCCAAAGTAAACCAGGCTAACCAACAGGTCAAAGCTGAATTTCAAACCCGCCTCGCCGTTAATCTGGTGCTTTGCCATCACATCAAGCAAAGCCCTGTTACCAAACTTTATGCCTCGGTTTTTATCACCAAGTTTTATATTTATATATCCGTTCATATATTATGCTTCAGGTTCTACCATTACAGGTGCGCCTAAACCGCTGATAGTAGTATCAAAAGAAAGCGGATCATCTGGCCCTGCATCTTCGCTCCAGTCAGTAATCATAGCAGTGCCGCCACGATAGTATGAACCGTCAGCATTAGCGGCTTTCATTTCAAAAACTTCACCAGCCGCCCATATTTCGGCTAATTCCTGAAAGTTAGCCTCACCAGATGTAACATCTGTTATTGCCTGACCATTACCCGAAAACCCCCAGCTACCATTACCTGGTATACCGTCTTTCCATCCTGCGGAACATTTGTTGTTTACGGTTTTCTCTTCACGAGTACCGTTAAATCCGTTACTTTCCAAACATGCAACGGCCCTGAAAACAGTTTCAGGTGTCGGTGTTTTGTTTACCCTTTTAATAAATAATACAACGTCTTTACCGTCGATGTAAGCTCTTGTAGCCATGATTTATACCTCCATTATTAATTGTTGAAATCTTATTAGTCGCCTAAAGATACGATTTGTATCCGATTTTGCATTTATTTTTTGATCTTGTAAAACTTTAGTATTGACTATTTGCAAATCGCCTGTAATGGCAAATCTAACCTTGCTATTAATAGCGGCCAATATATCACCTGCGATAATGTCAACCGGCTTGCTGCCACCCACTTGATTTTTACCATATGAGGTTACAATATCTAAAAGTATCTGCACGCTATTACCGAAGCCTGTTTTATTGCTATCCTCACTTGACGTAACATCTGATATAATTATATATGGCGTTACCGCGGTATCGGGTATAGCACCATTCTCATATAGCTTATACCCTAAAGTAGTTTCGATAACGTTATAAAATAACTGCCTGACAGGTGTGTGTATATCTTTCATAAATATTGCGCTATACTACGTTCTAAAGTCTTTAATAATTTTGCACGCTCTTCAAAATACCCCGCAAAGAAAAAAGGTTGCGCAGGAACGTTTCTATTATTGCCGCTACCTTTAAACTGGCTTGCGTATTCGCTTAACCCTGCCGGCACTGTTGTTTCTGCACCTGTACCAAACTCAACAAAAGGTGCATAATCGGCACTAACATAAACAATATAATTTAACCCGCCTTTTTTTGGCTGATTGCCTATGCTTTGTTTTAGTACACCCAAATCAACAGGTACTTTTTGAATGGCTTTCATTACTATAGCGTCCGCGGCATCTTCAATATCAGCAATAGCCGCTTGCTTTACCTGCCCAGGCAACTTTTTTAGCTTTGCCTGTAGCGAGGCCATACCATTTATTCTATATCCCTGTGCCACGGTGTATAGCTATTATTACCCATTGTCTGGGGATTGCAACATCTTCGGTTATTTCAACTATCTCTAAGGATTTATCTCCCCAATCAATTGTATAATTACCTTGTGGGCTAAATCCGCATCTTTGGCGTAGCTTAATCTCATATACCGCATTAATCCCCTCCTGTAAGTTTTCGGCTACCCTAGAGGCTTTAATTTGCCTTATTTGGGCATACGTGCATAGTTCATGGATTGGGGTTTCATCTAATACAGAACCACCTGCGCCATCACTAACTAATTCGTAGGATAGAAAATGTATTTGTTGAGTTAATTTCCCGCCGTTCATAGCCCTACACGTCTGCGAGATCTGTCAAGTAACTTTAATGAAGTCCCGTAATTAAGCCCAGTGGTACGGTTTTCAAATGAAATGTGAACCATGTTTAAAATGGCTAACTTTAAGTCGCCTGGCAACGTTTGATCTGTATAACCTACTACCTGAACGCCACTATCAGATGTGCTTATAATAGGTTCAAAAGGCATATAAGCATCTTCCTCTTCCCAATCCCCACCTAATTGAATTTCACGATTACCAATACTTAAACCTGTATATCTTTCGGCTTCTTGCCTCGCTGCTTTGATAAGCATATATATAACGCTATCAAAATCGTCAAAATCAATCTGCATAAACTGCTTAGCTTCCTCTAAGGTTATTACTTCAGTTTCCACATCGGTAATAACGGTATAGGTAACTTTAGGAGTTGATTTTTTAACGTATGGATAGCGGTGATACATTTATTCAGTTGGTTTTGACTTTGGTTCTTTAGCTTTTTTTGGCGTACCGTCTTTCTCAACAACCTCTTTAGCTATTGACATTGATATAATATATTTTGCTGTAGATAACGGCTCAACATTATACTCCTTGCCCTCTTTAAAGTCTAAATAATTCCTTTTAAATTTCAGTTTCATAACTTAATATTTTAGTGGTAAAAAGGGGTTTCGCTCCCCTTAAAAAGTCTTACTTTTTTCTACCAAGTATTTTCGATTTTAGCTTTGCAGCCATTGTGCCCGTTCCTGTATATCTTACCTGATAATATGGGAATTTAGACGGCTCGATAAACCATCCGTAGCTTTGTGCGCCTGCCTGATCCGCTGGCGTAAATGTATTAGCATCAACTCTAACATAGCTATCCGCTACACCATCAACTGACCCCCAGCAAGTAACTGCACCGCCAGTAGTACCAGATATTTCAGTAACAGTTGCAACAACGCTAACAACATCCTGATAGCCATTTAAGATGCCTGCCTGTATGCGGGTTGCTGTATTGGTTACAGTGTCAAGCGCAGTGTTATTTGTAGTTGAAATAAGTGCAACTGCCTGTGCATTTACTTTTGAGTATAAGCAACCAACAACGGCTAATAGTAATAATAGTTTTTTCATTTTCTTTTAAGTTATAAAGGGGGCTATTACACCCCCTAAGTTAATATTAAACTCCTTCAGGTGTTAACAATCCTTTTACCAAAGCTTTAGGGTTAAACACCGCTAATGCAGCACGTTCTTCAATACGGAACATTACTTTGTTACGTTTTGCCAAAGCAGCATCTTCAAACATCCTTATTTCAGGTTGCATACGTTTAACAAATTGAGTTGCACGTGCATCTAAGGCTAAGAAATTGTTTTCTGCCATTGAGGTGGTTGCAACAGTAGTGATACCGCTTAAGTTAAGCTGTCCCGCTGAAAAACCTATAGTACCTTGTGGCAAATCAAATTCTTGTGAGCCAGCTGCTTTGTTCAAACCTATTTCTACAGTTGCACGTGGGCGCATCACAAAGTGAGTAGTGCGGTGCTGACCGAAAGTGTCTTCAGGTAATTGACCATAAGCAGCATCAACCAAACGCTCAACAGGAACGGTATAAGTACCGTCATAAGCAGTAGCTTTAGCTAATAAGCCAGTAGTTGCACGATTTAAGATAAACGCATTTTCACGTGTTTTCAAGTCCAATAACAACTGGTTTTGTAGGTAGCTGGTTAACCAAGGAATATCGTCAAGCATTTCCCTTTCGATAATACAAATACCTGCTAACCAAACAAAAGAAATCTCACGTTTGATAAAATCATAATCAACTTGTGATTTATCTTCAGTTCCATCCCATTCGTCAATTTCACCTTCACCACCGTTACGTTCAGGATAAACAATACCAGTACCGCCTGAAGTAGCACCTGGCAAAATATCACCTAGCCACATTTGCTCAAATGGTGGTACATATAAACCGCGTTGCTCCTGATATAAACCAGTAGCTGTTGGAAAGTTCGCAGCTATTGACATATCGCCAACGGCTTTAGTTTCTAGTTTCAACTGGCCTCCAGAGAAGTTTTTAATAGCTTCAATGTTGCTTTCGATTGTATCAGCTAATATCTCATTAAAAGATTTGGTTTTTTCAATCGCACCTGCGTTGGTGCTGATTTTTTGAACCTTTACATCCAATAGATCCAAAGTATCTTTGATACCTTCGGCTAATGATTTAACAGCTTCAACATCTGAAGTAGATGCTTTGTCTCCCATTGCGTCGATTTTATCCTGCAATGATTTTACTTCTAACTGAACCGCTTTTGTTGCTTTTTCGTCAAGCCCGGCTTCTAGTTTTGTTTGTATCCCTTCCAATAGGGACTTAATTTCTAAATTTTCCATTTATAAAAAT